AGGATATACAGTAGTTTCAATTTTGAGGTCATTTTCAATTGCTCCTAAAACAATCGATGGAGAAGGATTTAAATCCGAATCTAATCTTCCTAAAATCATTTTAGGTTCACCGTATCTATAACTCCAATCATCCACATAAAACCAGGCAGAATAAGCATAATTGGAAGCATTACTTTGTTCTAAATCTTGAGAAGAAATTTTCGTTACTTTCTTAGCATCATTTAAGCCACTGAGTTTTGTGTTATCTCCCATTATCCATCTTATAATACATATAATTAAGACAAATACAACAACACCTATTGCAATATTTTTTACTGAAAGAGCCATAATATAATATACCTTGAGAAATTTTCTAAATAATAGGAGGATTTAAATGATTAACTGAATTATACAACCAATTAATTTTTCCTCTAGAAATATTATTTCTATAAAAATTAACATTGCATATACCTCCATATAAACCATTATTCGTGCCAGATGTCATCATAGTGTTTGAATTATAAGGAATAACTCCTACAGTAGAAGAAACTAATTCATTATTAATAAAAATATCCATTGTCGACCCATCATAATTAATAATTATATTGTTCCACCTTTGCATTTTAAACTCAGTCGTTTCATACATTATTTTTTCATTATTCCCTTGTGTTTTCATCTTAATTCTTAGTTTATTTTTCAAAACATTAAACTGAATGTCCGGTTTATCTCCTACATTTAATAAAGATGTATAGTCATCATAGGTTGGATTCGTTTCTGGTGGATTGGCGTTTATATATATCCAACTAGATATAGCATAATGGTAATTAAATTGGTCATCCACATAATTAATGTCTTGAAATGTTCCTAAATTTGTTTCAATATTCAATTTTTCTGGGGCTTTAATAAGTTGAGATGAATTATGATTTAATATTTTATCCATAAACCACGGGTATATAGCATATAATCCAATTAAACATAATTCAATAACCAAGAGTATAACAATAGGCTGTGTAGTGATTTGATATTGATACTTAATATAATCTATTAAACTCATAATAAGACATGGGACGTATGTTATCAATTTGATAAATAATTTTGGCCAAGATGGTGATTTCTCTCCTGGTTCACCCGAAGTTGCCAATAACCCGAAATATTTCAATAAAAGTGTTATGACACCTAGTATAATAGAAATATTTATTCCCATCATTAAAAATTTACTAAAATTAAAAAAATAGGATGACATATTAAAAACCAGGTAAAGAAAGGCAACTATCAATACAATAGAAACGAGGGAAGTTAATATTTTTCCGATATAACTAATCGTGCCCTTTTTTTCTTCATTTTCAAATAATTGTTGTCTTCTTTTATAAAAAAATAAAAGAAAAACGATGATAAATCCACCCATTAACATTAATAAAATACTTAGTCCTTCATTGTTATTCGTAATAATATCATACGGATTTTTTGTAAAAACGATACTAACAATAATAATATAAACAATCAGACCTAATATAAATCCAAATTCTAATTTATGTAATTTAATATAATCTACAATATAAAATTTGAATAATTCATATAAAAAAGAAAGACCATTCATAGATTTGGAAAAATAAGTTGTTCCGGAAGTATCAAATTTTGGTGGTTCCTTTTTTTCAGTTGATGAGTTATTTTTAGATACCATTAATAAATCATTAGAAATAAATTAAAGGTTTTCCATCGCTGTTTTTCTTCCGTGACAATCTCTACATAAAGCCACTAAATTATCAACATGGTTAGACCCGCCTCTCTCCAATCTTATTTTATGATCAACTTCAAACCACGCAGGTAATTGTTTTTGACAATGTCCGCATTTCCAACTTTGTTGAGATGCCACGAATTTTTTCTTTGTCTCACTCACACATCTTTTAGTTCCTTTTTTACCGGATTCCATAATACGATTAACTTGTTGTTGTTGTTGTTGTTCATGATTACCTTGCATAAAAGGGGTTTGATTGGTAAAATCAGTAAAGGGTGTTAAAACATCTAAAGATGATTTGGCTGTTGGCATATGTTTAACTATATTCGTTACTTGTTGAACGATTGATTGAGATTGGGATGGATTTTTTTTCAAAAATAAATAAATACTGAATCCCGCGAAAGCAAAACCTGCCATTTTGAAATATTTTTGCCATGATTGTAATATTTTAATATAATTGCCGTCATGATATGTATTTGCTATAAAAAAAGCAGTAACTGCTAAAATTAATAATTCTAATTTCATATAATATTTATAAAGTTTATTTTTTAAGAATATTATTGAGAGAGATATTTGGATTTAGAATGAGAATTTGGATTTAGACTGTAATTTGGATAGTAGTGGGTCTAATCATGTTGATAATTTAGTGGCTTTATGTAGAGACTGTAACTGATTGAGAATGGTGGGATTTAGGTTTAGAATGCGATTTAGGTTTAGAATGTGATTTGAGTTTAGAATGCGATTTAGGTTTAGAATGTGATTTGAGTTTAGAATGTGATTTGGATTTACTAAATAAAGAATTAATTTTAGTAGGATGTTTTCTCGTTTTGCTTTTACTGTGTTTAAATGAAGAAAATGTTAATTTATTATCAGAATTAATAATTGTATTCATTTGTAAAATAGCATTACTTAATTTATTTATATTTATTTTCTCTCCACCATTGGAATAAATATATTCAACTAATAAAGATCGTAATCGATTTAAAAAAATTTTTGTAGTCTCATTCTCAAGTTCAATATTCGACAGGTCCAATTCAAAGAAATTATAATATACAGTCATTAATCCAAATACATCACTATTAAATAAATAAACTTCATTAAAATACTTGTCTATTTCAAATTCCATTGACGAATTGGTAAAATTCATTAATATATCCGTTATGTAATTGGACAAGTAATATAGATAATAACTATATTCAATAAGACTATCTCTCTTTACATCTGATAAAAATGTTTCTTCACTAATGCCTCGAGAGAAAATCATTTTAAATAAAATAACATTATCGTCATAATAACCATAATATCGGGCTAATTTAATTAAATACTCATTAATAACATAATTTCTAACATTGGTTTTATTAAATAAAATAATACCTTCTTTTACCCGTTTTAAAAATACATCATAATTTAATTTAAATTCATCGGATAAAATCATAGAAGAAAAGGGAGTATTGTATTGTAATGGTCTGTTCATTATCTCGTTTGGTATTTGTTTATTTACTACAACTCCAGCCAATCCCCAATCAATAATTCGTGTATTTAATTTACTATCAATCATAATATTTCTATCTTTTAAATCGTTATGTATTACTCCAGCAGTATTCATAGGGCGAACACCATGTTTAAGAAGTTTAATTACCAATTCATTTAGCATAAATATTTTTTGTTTAGTTATTTTACCATTCACTACTAACCAATCTTTTAAATCAATACCAGCATCAGGCATATTTAATATAGTTAATCGATTTAATCGATTATTAACATTTTTTTCTGTAATATTATATCGAGTCAAGGCGAAACATTTCTTATCAAAATCAATCATATCATCCTTTGATAATTTATCAGGGTTACATAGATTTATATCTAAAAGATAATATTTTTGATAGTTTTTAATTTTATTTAATTTTACCTTAATCTTTTCAATTTCTTCCATTTCTTTTTTACCATGTTGTTCAATAGACATTTTACTAACACCATCGATTCTATCTGTTTTGTTTTTACATTTTAAAGCAGGTTTAAATATACAACCAAATCCACCTGACGCGATGGCTTCGCCGCCTTTTCTATTTCTTCCTCTTCCTTTCCTTCTACTGTTTTTCCTTTTACTATTACTATTTCTTCTTCTACCATTTATATTATGTTTAATTGTCTTGTTCATATTAATCTTATATAGAGGAGAGAATTATTTTTTATATAAATAATAACCTCCGATCAATAAACCAACAATAATTCCTCCAAAAATTAATTTTTTTCTATATTTTATTTGTTCACGAAGAATAATTTCTTTCGGTTTATATAGCTCATAATATTTTTCCAACGCATCAGTTAATGTGATTTCCTCTTTATCAATCATTGTATTTATTTTATTATGAATAAACAATACCCATTTTAAAAAAGCGTCTTTTCCCTCTAAATACGGAGAGACGGGATATTTATCTAATAATCCACTAAATTTATTTCCAATAGGAGGATGAGGTATAAATAAAGGAAGGTTTGAAATAAAATCATAATATTTTTTTTGTGTAGTCTCATTTGCTTTTAAAGGATAAGATACAGCTAATGTCATTAATAGAAACCAAAAATGAGGTCCCCATACTTTTGGATCAAACAATTTATCCGTCATTAATAAAAAACAATATAAAAAGATAAGTAAATAAACATATAACGACCCAATGAATAAATCATTTAATTTTTGTAATAACTGTGGAAAAAACGGACATCAATTTCATTCTTGTAAACATCCAATAACAAGTATAGGAATAATAACATTTAGAATGCTGGATAATAATATTCAATATCTTATGATAAAACGGAAACATAGTTTAGGATTTGTAGAATTTATGAGAGGTAAATACCCATTATATAATTATGAATATTTGTTGAATATTTTTGACGAGATGTCCATGTATGAAAAAGAATTAATTAAAAAATCGACATTTGATGAGTTATGGAATTATTTATGGGGTGAGCAAATTGGAATTCAATATAGAGGTGAAGAAAAAGTATCTAGAGAAAAATTCGAGGTTCTTTCAATTGGTATTGAAGGAAAGGTTTCTTATAATTTAGAAAAAATTATAGAAAACAGTTCAACTATATGGGATGAACCAGAATGGGGGTTTCCAAAGGGAAGAAGAAATTATCAAGAAAAAGATTTAGGTTGTGCTTTAAGAGAATTTGAAGAAGAGACAGGATATCTCAAATCTAATATAAAATTACTCCAAAATATAGTTCCTTATGAAGAAATTTTTACCGGTTCCAATATGAAATCTTATAAACATAAATATTTTTTGGGGTATATAGATTCCACTATAGATAGAACAAATGTGTTTCAAGAAACGGAAGTGAGTGAAATAAAATGGTTAGGATATGACGGTTGTATAGAAAAAATTAGACCCTATAATTTAGAAAAAAAAAACATTTTGGAAAAAGTGAATACTGTTTTAAAACAATATGGATTATATTAATAAATGGATTATATTAATAAATGGATTAATAAATGGATTATATTAATAAATGGATTATATTAATAATATAGATTATATTAATAATATATAAGTAATATGGAAAAACAGAAACGAAGGAAGCCTAATAAAAAATTAAAATTAATAGAGAGTATTCCAATATTGACTGAAGAAAATATTGAATCCGTATTCAAAGATAATTTTGATAAAATAGATTTAGATAATAGTAATTATAATAATTTTTTAAATCAGAAAGAAATATTAAATAGAAAATTTATATCAGAGAATGAAGATAAATATAATAATCTATATCCTTCCATTGATGATCCGGAATTTAGTATGAAAATAGCCATTAAAAAAGAATTTAACGAAACTAAATACGACGGGACTATTCATAAGAATATAGAAGAACAAGCAAAAAAATTATGTGATGCCGATTTTGAGTTATCTCCAAATCAATTATTTGTAAGAAATTTTTTGAGTTTTCAGACACCTTATAATAGTTTATTACTATATCATGGGTTAGGTTCTGGTAAAACATGTAGTGCGATTAGTGTAGCTGAAGAAATGAGGAATTATCTGAAACAACTAGGAATTAACCAGCGAATTATTGTAGTAGCCTCTCCCAATGTTCAAGAAAATTTTAAAATTCAATTATTTGATGATAGAAAGTTAAAATTTATTGATGGTTTATGGAATTTAAGAGCTTGTACAGGGAATAAATATTTAAAGGAAATAAATCCTATGAATATGAAAGGATTATCGAAAGAAAAAGTGATAAGACAAATTAATCGAATTATTAATAATTCATACTTATTTTTAGGATATACGGAATTCGCGAATTATATACAAAATATATCTAAAGTGGACGAGTCGGATCCAAAGAAGAAAAAAACAGAATCAATTAGAAAATTAAAGAAACATTTCAATAATAGATTAATCGTGATTGATGAAGTTCATAATATTCGAATAAGTGATGAAAAACAAGAAAAACATATAGCTCAAGAATTAATAAAATTAGTAAAATATGTTGATAATTTACGATTATTATTTCTCTCAGCGACTCCAATGTACAACAGTTATAAAGAAATAATTTGGTTATTAAATGTTATGAATTTAAATGATGGTCGTTCGACGATTGAATTAAATGATGTATTTGATAAAAATGGGAATTTATTACTTAGTGAAACAGGGGAAAATATAGGAGAAGAAGTTTTGAAGAGAAAGTCTACTGGATATGTATCATTTGTAAGAGGGGAGAATCCTTATACATTTCCATATAGAATTTTTCCATCATTATTTGCGATTCAGCATACATTTAAAGAATTGACATATCCAAGAAAACAATTAAATGGTAAAGTAATTGTTCAACCATTAGAACATTTAGATGTATATATAAATAATTGTGGGTCATTTCAACAAGTAGCCTATGATTATATTATGGATAATATTAAAGAAAAAAATAGTAAAAAAAAAGAGGGTTTACCTAGTTTTGAAAATATGGATTCATTTGGTTATACTATATTACAAAAACCGTTACAGGCTCTTAATATGGTGTATCCGAATAAAATATTAGAATCGGATAAGAAAACATTTGATTCTAAAATATTATTAGGTTCAGAAGGGTTAAAAAGATGTATGAAATTTAAAGAGACTACTAATCCACCAACAAAAAAAAATTTTGAATATAAAAATAATGATTTCGGGGAATTTTTTGCTACAGAAAAAATTGGACAATATAGTTCTAAAATTAAAGGTATAATAGATAACATTTATAATTCGGATGGTATTGTGTTGATATATAGTCAATTTATTGATGGAGGAGTCATTCCAATGGCATTGGCTTTAGAATCTATGGGATTTACCCGTTTTGGAAATAAAGCAAGTAATTTATTTAAAACTCCGCCCCGTTCAGTGATTGATTATAAAACATTTATTCCCAAGAATGAAATGGAAAATCCATCTGAATTTAAACCAGCAACATATACATTATTAACTGGAGAAAAGGCATTATCTCCGGATAAGATATTCGATATAAAAAATTTGACAGATGAAGATAATAAGAACGGAGAGAAAATAAAGGTGATAATCATATCCATGACTGGGTCGGAAGGATTAGATTTTAAAAATTTAAGACAAGTTCATATCATGGAACCATGGTATAATTTAAGTTTAATAGAACAAATTATAGGGCGTGCTGTTAGAAATTGTAGTCATAAACAATTGGAGTTTATTAATAGAAATGTAGAAATATTTTTATACGGAACATTATTACATAATAGTGAGGAAGAAGCCGTAGATTTATATATTTATCGACTCGCAGAATTAAAAGCGGTTCAAATAGGTAGAGTGAGTAGAATATTAAAAGAGTCATCTGTAGATTGTCTTTTGAATATAGATCAAACACTTTTCACCGAAGATAATATGAATACGGTAGTAAAACAACAATTATCTAATAAAATGACGATAGATTATCCGATTGGTGATAAAGCAAAGACGGTATCCTGTGATTATATGGATACATGTGATTTCAAATGTAAACCATTTAAACAAATTACAGAAGAAGATATAAAATTAGATACCTATAATGAGGCATTTATTCTTATTAATACAGACAAAATTATTCAAAGAATAAGAGACTTATTTAAGCAAAAGTTTTTTTATAAAAAAGACAGATTGATTAGTGAGATAAATGTAGAAAAAAATTATCCTTTAGTTCAAATTAATGTGGCATTAACATCATTAATAAATGATAAGAATGACTATTTAGTTGATAAATATGATCGATTAGGTCATTTAATCAATATTGAGGAGTATTATTTATTTCAACCGATAGAGTTGAATAACGAAAATATTAGTATTTTTGATAGAAACAGACCGATTGATTACAAAGCGCCAAAAATTACTGTTCCCATTAATATGATAGATAGTAATATAAAACGGAATATAAAAAAAAATAATGAAACCAGTTCTGATTTACAAGAAAATCATGGTATAAGCAATGGAGAAAAAATAATAAATCAAATCAAAGACAGTTATACCATTGGACATAGTCATATAACGGAATATCGTAGAGGTGAAGATAATTGGTATGTTTATTTAGCTATATTACATACGAATAAATATCTGGAAAATACAATTGGAATAAATGATAAAGATTTCGATCAATTTTTGATAGAACATATTTTAGAAAAAATATCTTTTAATGATACTTACGAATTATTAAATTACATTTATTTTAAAAAATCATTAAGTGATATTGAGCAAAAAATAAAAAAATATTATGATGGCAAGATATTAAGTAATAAAGGAGTAAAAGGAATCATTTTATCTAAGAAAAATATTCAATTAAAACGGAATACACAATTTTTATTAGTATTAAGTAAAACATCTTGGGTTGATGGTAAACAAGAAGATTATACAGATTTAGCCCCAGCATTGAAAGTATTAATAATACCCTTATCTAGTTACAATATTAATATAGGTTTTATGGGACCATTTAAAGATGAGGATATAAATATTTTTAAAGTAAAAAATATGGCTGATAAAAGAAGTAAAGGGGCGAGATGTGATCAATCTGGAAAAAGTGATACTATAAAATTATTAAATACAATCATAGGTAAAGATAAAAATGATGAATATATATTTAATGATGATAATATAAAAGGAAAAAATAAAACAGAATTTTGTGTATTACAAGAAATGTATTTAAGATATTTTAATAAGATAGGTAAAGACAATAAAAGATGGTTTTTATCTCCAGAAGAATCTATAATAAATGATCTTGAAAAAATTCATTTTTGAATAAATAAAAATTAATAAATAAAATTGAAGAAAATATAAAGAATAAATTATACATATATAGTAGTATGGACACTTCGAAAACGAAAAAAGATTTACATAGGAATAAAGAGATTGGAGTATTTATGAACTCCTTATTGTCTAGGAAAATACAATTACCTTTTAAAAAAATTGGTAAGAATATTAAAGAATTACTAGAAAATAAGATTAAACGTGATATTGAAGGTAAATGTACAGTAGAAGGATATATAAAGATTGATTCTACCAAAATTTTAACTTACTCCAGTGGAATATTATTTGAAGATATAGTAGAATTTGATGTAGGATTTGAATGTTTAGTATGTTGTCCAGTAGAAGGTATGAAAATTAAATGTATTATTAAAAATAAGACTCAAGCTGGTATTAGAGCAGTAATAAGTGAGGATAATTCGCCTATTATTATATATATTACCAGGGATCATCATTACAATAATAAATATTTTAATTCAGTAGAAGAAGGTCAAGAAATTACAATTAAGGTAATTGGACAGCGATATGAATTAAATGATAAACAAGTGAGTGTAATAGGAGAAATCATAGAACCAAAATCAGACAAATATAAAAAGAAACCAAAATTAATTATAAAATAGATATTTAAAAACAAATTAAGTTATATATTAATGACTAGTTTAATTTGTTTAAAAGAACAAATAGAGGATTTAACAAAATTTCATCAAATTGAAATTTTGAAAATCTTGAAAGGAGATGATACCATTACATTAAATGAAAATAAAAACGGTATATTTATAAATCTTACGAATTTAAAAGAAAGTATTGTTATTCAATTAGAAGATTATTTAAAATATGTTCAAAAACAAGAAAAACAATTAAATGATATTGAAAATCAAAAAAATGAGTTGAGTAATATCTTTTTTAAAGATAATAAAGATAATTCATGTATATCATTAAATGCAGAGGTCTAATCAGATAATCAAAGAATTAAGTAATTATATGCTAACTTCAAAAAATATATATAATATTGAAGTTATCAACTATAATAATAACCAAGTATCTAAGAAAATGCCGAGTAAAAAAATGTTTACAACACTTCCCATTCCCCAATTAGTAGATATTTTTTTCCCGAAACATAAAGATCAATTATTTTGGTGTTTTTATATTGTATTAAATGATATGACCAATTATGATATGATTAATAACTTTTTTACGACAGAAAAGGAAACCAAATATAAATGGATTGAAGAATTCAGACAAAAAAAAGAAATATTTAAGCCTATTAAAGTGAGTAAAAGTTATGTGGAAACCGAATTAGCCCATAGTAAAATGATTTCAATGAAATCTATAAAGGCATTATGTCATTTAAAAGATATTAATATTTTTTTTATTGATAATCAAAAATTTTATGAAGTGATAATTAACGAAAACAATCCAATATATGTGATTGAAAAAATAGATAATAAATTTGGATTAAAACATAAAGTAACAAAAGAAAAAATAGAATATTATCGTAATCATTTTTGGAAATTAGAAAATTTAGATAAACCATTAAAAGCAATTTCTGGTTATAAAGCGGATGAATTAAGAGACATATGTAAAAGATTAAATATTGAAATTAATAAATTAACAAAACCTCAAATGTATGAACTAATAGTAAAGAAGCTACATACATAATTCAATAAAAATTTTAATTATATTACATACATAATATAATTAAAAATTGAAATAAATATAAAATAATATGAATAAGTATATATATACCTATGACAGAAGAAGAACAAGAGTTTGATAATATGATTAACACGTATTTAGAAAGCATTAGGGGAACGATGAGTGGAGTTCCAGAATTAGAAATTCGTTTTGGAACAAAAGGGAAACATACTATATCTAAAATTAATTTTGATAATGTTATTCAAAAACTTAAATCGTCCAATATGTCAATGTATCAACCCGATTCACATTCTTTAAAAATTGCTAATAAATTTCTTGATAAAAGAACTGGAATGACGAAAGATTCGAATGTTCGTATTGAACTTGCTGGTCTTCATAATATTCAAAGTTATTGTAAGACGAATTTATTAGATTCACAAGGAGTATCACCATCCTATGTTCAGAAAAATTACGCTAAGATTGGTGAACGAAATATTTATCCAGTGGATATAAATAAATTAAATTTACGAGCATCTTTCCAAATGGAAAAATCAGTTCCTGCTCATGGATCGTTTGCTCAAAATATTTCATCCAATTGGGCAGATAATAAAAAAACATTCAGATATTTAAATAGAACGTCCTTTATTCATCCTGATTATCCTATAAGATTTGATTTGAGTATTGTAAAAGAAGGTAATCAGGAAGAAATTGAATTTAAAGGGCGAAAGAAGTGGGTACAAAAACCCGAATATACAATTCAAACCGCGAATGTATTTGATAATATAGAAAAATATGAAATAGAATTAGAAGTGCTTAATAATAAAGTAGGATTAGGAACAGAATTTAATACTCCTCAGAAATTATCCCATATATTAAAAAAAGCAATAAGATTAGTATTAGCTGGATTACAAAATACGAATTACCCTATACCTTATAATAATATTTATGATATTGGGAGAGAATATTTACAACTCGTTCATAAAAAAGAGTATAATGTTAAAATGCAAATGAGATCAAACATGTTTTTAGGACCTCAACCAATAACATTACAAATGATGAATATTGCACCCATTAATGAGGATGTAATTGTTCCAAATATTCGTAATGATTATACTGTTACTGAAAAAGCAGATGGTATGAGAAAATTATTATTTATTAATAATGAGGGGAAAATGTATTTAATTGATACGAATATGAATATTCAATTCAGCGGTGCTATGACGAAAAATGTGGATTTAAAAAATACGATTTTAGATGGAGAACATATTTTACATAATAAAAAGGGTGAATTTATAAATTTATATGCTGCCTTTGATATTTATATAATTAATAAAAAAGATATTCGTTCTAATTCTTTTATTCCATCGCAAGAGGAATCTAAACATATAGAAATGAAATTTAGATTACCAGTTTTAATAAATGTGATTCAGAATTTAAATGCTATATCATCATTTTCCGATAAACCATCTCCGCTTCGTATAGAAAATAAAAATTTTAAAGCAGAAAGTAAAGAAATTAGTATATTTCAATGCTGTAATACTATCATTGATCAAGAAAAACAAGGTTTGTATGAATATGAAGTAGATGGTTTAATTTTCACACCTGCTTACTTGGGAGCTGGAGGTAATATTCCTGGTGAAGCAGGACCATTAACAAAAGTTACATGGGAACACGCATTTAAATGGAAGTTACCGAAATACAATACCATTGATTTCTTAGTGACTACTAAAAAAGATGTAAATGGTAGTGAAGATTTTATTGGAAATATTTTTCAAGATGGAACTGATGCGTTAGCATATGAACAGTTATCTCAATATAAAACATTAATACTTCGAGTAGGTTTTAATGAAGACAGAGATGGTTATAAAAATCCATGTGCTGATGTAATTAATGATAATTTGCCCACTTTCAAAGAAGGAAATGAAAAATCGTATAAACCATTACCCTTCTTTGCAACAAATCCATTTGACCCAGACGCAAGTATATGTAATATTATGCTCGAGACTGATGAAAATAATAATAAAAGATTACTAACGGAAGATAAAGAAATGTTTAGTGATGGAATGATTGTTGAATTTAAATATGATTTTAGTCGTGAACATAAATGGAGATGGGTTCCGATAAGAGTTAGATATGATAAAACAGAAGAATATAGAAAGGGGGCACCTCAGTATGGAAATTCGTATCGTGTGGCTAATAGTAATTGGCAAAGTATTCATAATCCTATTACAGAAGAAATGATACGAACAGGTGAAAATATACCAAATGAATTAGGAGACGACGAGGTATATTATAATAAAAAATCTAATTTCTCTCAAACAAAAGGTTTACGAGACTTTCATAATTTATTTGTTAAAAAAACACTTATTAAAAGTGTTAGTAAAAGAGGAAATACATTGATTGATTATGCGGTAGGTAAGGGGGGAGATTTATCAAAATGGATTGAAGCCAAATTATCATTTGTTTTTGGAATAGATTATTCGAAAGATAATATTGAAAACCGTATGGATGGAGCCTGTGCTAGATATTTGAATGATAGAAGAAAATTCAAAATTATGCCTTATTGTTTATTTGTTCATGGTAATTCATCATTAAATATTAAAAATACAGATGCTATTGAAACTGAAAAAAATAAACAAATTACAAGGGCGGTATTTGGTGAGGGACCAAAAGAAAAAGATAAATTAGGACTCGGTGTATATAAACAATATGGTAAAGGTAAGGAAGGTTTTAATATTAGTTCTTGTCAATTTGCACTTCATTATTTCTTTGACAATAAAAGAAATCTTAATAATTTCTTGAAAAATGTGAGTGAATGTACAAAAGTCGACGGTTATTTCACAGGCACATGTTATAACGGAACAGATATATTTAATGCACTAAAAAGTAAACAATCGGGGGATAGTATTTCTATATTTGAAGGTAATAAAAAAATATGGCAAATCACTAAAGGATATGATAAAGCATCATTCTTAGGTGATGAAACTTCATTAGGTTATGAAATAGAAGTGTTTCAAGAAACAATTAATAAATCATTTCCGGAATATTTGGTTAATTTTGATTACCTCAACAGATTAATGGAAAACTATGGATTTGTTTTATTATCTAGAGATGAATGTTCTGAAATTGGAATTCCTGAGAGTGTCGGTTCTTTTCAACAATTATTTGGATTAATGGAACAAGAAAATAAGAAAAATCCTAAAAATACTTTGAAATATGGACAAGCCATGACTATGACACCAAAAGAGAAACAAATTTCATTTTACAATAATTATTTCATCTACAAAAAAATTAGAAATGTAGACACCAACGCTGTGTATAATACAACGATTGGTAGTTCAAAGTTTCAAGAGCAATTAGATAAATTAGACGAAAAAGAAGCTCAAAAAAGTTCTGAAAAACAACAAAAAATGGATGAAAAATCAAAGAAAATTCCTAAAAAATTAAAGAATAAACTTCGATTAGAAGAGGACTAATTTCTATTTATATTATAAACAACATAAAAAGTATAGTTAATAATATAGTATCACTATGAGTTTTTTTATACTACCTGAAATTCATTCTAATATAGATAGTAATAATATACAAATAAAATCCGATGACAGTAATTTATGTTATATTAGTTTAACACTGAATTATTATTTAAATAATGTTAAAAAGCAAATTAATGATAATGAGGAAACTTGGGATTTTATTAAAAAATATACCAATCCATATGAATTTATTCATACTCAAATTCCTAATTATAAACATTCCATTAGTAAATTAAAACCCTTATCTAGATCTTTTTATAAAATGATAGAAATATCCGATTTATTACATATATTTGATGATTTTAATGATGAACCGATGGAAACATTTCACTTGGCTGAAGGACCTGGTGGATTTATAGAAGCGACTGCTCATATAAGACAAAATCCGTTGGACAAATATTATGGTATGACCCTTTTATCTCCGGAAGATCTAAATGTTCCTGGATGGAGAAAAACAAATCATTTTCTTGAAAATAATAAAAATGTTCATATTGAATCAGGTGAAACAAAAACAGGTGACTTGTTGTCCGTTGATAATCTTAAATATTGTATTAAGAAATATGGTAATTCTATAAATATAATAACTGCCGATGGAGGATTTGATTTTTCCATTGATTTTAATAAACAAGAATCATTGGCTACAAATTTATTATTTGCTCAGGTAAGTTTTGCTATTTCTATGCAAAAAACAAATGGACATTTTATTCTTAAGATATTTGATATTTTTACCAAAACTACCTCCGATATCATTTATTTATTATCAACATTGTATAAACAAGTATTTATTATTAAACCGAATACTAGTAGATTGGCGAATTCAGAAAAATATATTGTCTGTAAATATTTTAAAGAACCTCCTATTCAATTAATTAATAAAATTGTGTCAGAATATCCAAAATTACAGGAAAATTCGTTTATTTCTAGTATTTTAAATTTTAAATTGGATTATTATTATATTAATAAATTAGAAGAATACAATGCTATATTTGGTCAACAACAAATAGAAAATATCACCTCCACACTCAATTTAAATGGATGTAAAAATAAAAATGAACGATTAGAAACTATTAAAAAAAGAACGATTAGAAACTATTAAAAAAAATAACATTCAAAAATGTATTCACTGGTGTGAAAAACATAATATTCCTTACACAAAAACAATACTTTCCACTAATATTTTTTTAAATTAATAATCTCATATCTTTTTACAATATTTTTATATAGTAATAATATATAATGAATCAATTATTAAATAGGTGGAATAAATCTAATTATGTATTAAAGATTCTTTGTGTTATTTCTGTGTATATTATTATTCGTATTATATTTATGTTTATGTATTCCTCCAAAGCAGAAAATTTTGGAAACCCTGCGTCTTGCATCTATTATTATATGAACAATTGTGGACATTGTAAACGCTTTTCTCCCGAATGGGATGATTTTGTTCAATCATATAATGGTCCGGTAAGATTAAAAAAAATAGAAATGAATGATGCTGGTAGTGATTTAGAAAAATATAATATTCAAGGATTTCCAACTATATTATTTTTAGATGAAGAGGGAAATTCTAAATTTTATGAAGGTCCTAGAACCAGTGATGGTCTTAATAAATTCATTTCTGATAATTTGAATTAATTAAAATTCAATTAAAATTCAATTAAAATTCAATTAAAATTTCAATTAAAATTCAATTAAAATTCAATTAAAATTAAACTTTTATTTAATAGTTTAATTTTAAAAAAAAATTGAACTACAAATACATAAGTGTATATAATTATACTATCTAATTATGATGACAGAACGCGCGTTTAAACTACTTTGTGAAAATTTATTAATATTTATTGTTATCCTATTATCGACATTATTAACAATGTTACTTGTATTAATAAGTCGTATACAATCTCTATTAAGTTATTGGTCTATTAAATGTTCCAATAATATCAATGATAAAATATTGAAACTTTCAGAGGAAAGACAATATATCAAA